ACCTTAATCGGTGTGGGATATATGCTCATTATTGTTCTTCAAAACTAAAATCTTTAAAATCACGTAATACGATAGATTTAATGTTTCTAGGATTATACCATCCTGATAACATGACTTCAGTTTTAAAATTGATTTCACCTGGTACTTCTAAAGATAATAACATTTTAGAATCATCACTCATTTTTTGGAATGCACCTAAATGGGTGACTTCTTCTGAACCGAGATAATCTTTATACCAGTTAGGGTTCACTGATTCAAGTAATGCTAATAAACGTTTTCTCATTTCATAAGCATCTTTCTCAGTATAACCTTTTAGTAAACTAAAATTATCCAGTGTAGTTTCTACTGCTAAAGGATTATTAGATAAAACTTGTTTACCCCCTAACCAACTCACGATATTTTCCATACTACCAATATCGGAATTTTGAGCTGAATTATAGTAAAGTGTGGATACGATTTGATTACCCGCATGACGAGTATTTAATTCATTAAATGCTTGTTTAAAGTTTTGTGTAAACTCTTTATCTGCAAACAATCCTAACTCATGTGCATCACGCATCGCTTTACCTAAGAAAGCCGTATGTGCTTGGATATCAACGATACCTTTAAGATGATTACTTAATGCTGTATTACCGATACTGTTAAGACCTTTCATGATACCCGCTAAACTACCCCAGTCATTATTCTTAACGATATTCTGAATCTTACGTACATCCTGATAAGTCGCTCTACCAGTACGTACCATTTCACCTACATTTAAACCCGCTAGGTTTAAACCTGTACCATATTTTGCTAAAGCACCTACCGTATCTTTCTTAAAGTCTTCATAAATCTGTTTACCGTTCTTATACATGTTCATGCCTTTATCGTAAACAGAACGTAAACTTACTCCACCGAAAACATTTTCTTCGATACGACCCAATAAACTAACTGGATTATATTCTTTAATGATTTCTGCTATTTTACTTAATCCTGGTAACTTACCTAAATCAGCTACACCTTTACCTAATGAAATATTCATATCGGCATAACTCGCAAATAGGTCATCAGCGTACTTACCGATAACGTTACTGTATTTTGTGGGATCAGCATATATCTCAGAACCATACCCGTCTTTTCGAAGCAGTCCGTCCTTAGGACCTTGTTCAACAATCGTAAGGACTTTATTTGTTTTTACACCAGCATTCGATTTCTTTTTATTTGCTATCTTCTTAGCCATTTTTATTAATCCTGAAAAAAAAACAATCATAGAAGATGTAGAGTATAGGAGCATATGCTCCTATACTCTACATCAATACTATTAAGATGATTTGATCAAATTATCCTAAAGGATATTACTCGATTTCAGCTTTCGGTAATGCGTCCATTACTGAGCTACTAAAACCTTTTACAATTTTAGCATTAGCTAAATCTTCAACCGGTTCTTGTCTCTGAATGCTGTTACGGTTAAGGACTGTATGTTCAGTGTAAACATATTCACCTGTAATACGGTCTTTACGTTTTAATCGTAACACTAGTTCGAATTCTTCAGCTTCGATTACACGTAACGCTCTATCAAAGACACGCCATGAAATCTCATTGCTACCTAATTCTTTCATCAAGTTACCACGGTGATTATTTTTGTCTTTAACACTATCACCGATACCACTGTTAGGGTCATTGAGATAACGTTTGACATAACCATCGAATACTTTAGGGCCGATATTTAAATCGTATAAAGTTGTACGCCATAATCTGGTTAATAGATTACGGGACTCTCCTACTTTACGTTCACTATCAGTGAGAACGTATTTAATATTTGTTCCAGAAGTCGGTTCAATCATTTTAACTCCTAATTAATAATTACCGCGTTCTAAGATTAAAGTATATAAAAAGAATAACCCTGTTATATATACTTCTCTATATTGTCTTAAATAAAAATCTCGAGCTGTCTTCTCAAGTTTACTAAGACAATTGTAAATCAACGTAAGTTCATTCATTGCGACAGCAATAGCCGAACCATACTCAATTGACTTACCGTCATCAGTTTCTAAGAAAGCACTCAACGCTATCACCTTATCCGGTAACGCTTGATTGATCCTTAAATCCTGAAGTTCCATACTCTCCCTTAACTGTTTAGCTGAGTTAAACCACGCTATAAAGTTTTCGTAATAGGTTGGTATGTGGATATTTGCATTATAATAGGAACTGTATTTCTTTTCAGGTATATGTTTGATTAACCATTCTATACTTTTAAAGAAATTGAGTTCTTTGTAATGCTGTTGAAAATTATCTTCATCATAGTCGTCTAAGAAACGATTATAATGAATATTCCAAAATAGCCCATTAAACATAGACTTTAATACATTAAACATTAAAAACTCCTATTAATAGTTAATGCATATATTACTATAATAAATTATAATAATATTCAAATAGATAATATAAGTGTATAACTTAAATGTAATTTTTAACTTAAAGAGAATTTTACCAATGTCGGAACATGAACAAAACTTAGCTAAATATGAGTTTAATGAAGGAGTGCCTGAATATTCACAAGAAGATTATTTAAGGTTTGCTCAGTCTAAACGACTCAGCTTTATGAAAGCAATGGAAGATGCGGTTGGAAGTCCGGAAGGGTTAGCGACGCTTGACCCTGATAGACAAGCTAACTATTTGAGAACAATTGATGCGATAGAGAAACAATCTTTAACGCTTAAGAAACTTAAACAAGAAGAACAAAGCAACGACGCACAGAATGCGGCTATCGCTGCTCTTATTCTTAAATCTGCGAAAGATCGTGGTAAAGAGATTGATAGAGAAAATACCCCTATCATTCCTGACCCGTCTGTTCTCCCTGTGAAACAGCTGATTGCTGGAGAAACTGAGATAGGAGATCGGATAGAGAACTTTCGTGAGTACCAAATAAGGACGGGCCAGATTGATCATCAAGATCAGTAGCGTCTTTATTAGGATTCTTTATTGGTGGGATAAACACTGGAGCATAATCACATGCCGGTGCAAACATAAGTCTGAACTTATGAGCCAGTGTTGTTTCAATAAGTTTAAATGGGTCCATTTGTAGTATGGTTTTCTCATTACTATCTAGATCATTTAATTTCTTATTCAAATAACCAAACTCATCTTTTACAAACCGTGGTGCAATAATCGTAACTAAAGGCATAATGATTTTCTTTAGTTCTTCTGCGTGTGTGGTTGTCCAGTTGTAAAAATCATAAATACCAACAATAAAATACTTACCTTTTATCATAGTAGGGGCTAGATTGTTTATATCTACCTCTACTAGGGATATCTGTTCGATGATAGGAAACATCTCTGTAAGTACATCACGTAATGCTTCTTTCTCATCATGATTAAGTTGATACGGAAACGTATTGACTTCTAATTCGAAAACAATACTTCCTATCGCTTCTTCATTAGAACCAAGGTATTCTAGAATAATGTTTGTTACAATGTTAGGAACATGGTTAACAACACTATTCTTCATTACGTCAATGTTTCTATTCCTATATGCCTCATACCACATTTCTTTAGGCCAACCTAAAGCTTCAGCACAATAATCATCATTAACACGAGTGATATATTGCATCACATCTTTACTGAGTATCTTTTCAAATACTTCTTCATTCAACGTTTTAATCAACCCTAAACGCATATCCATGATATCATCTAGACTGATTAAAATGCGTTTTATTTCTGTTGCATTAATCATGAATAAAATCCAATAAAGTGATTCCTAAGAAAACAATAAGCCACTGATCTTCCATTAAGATATTAAATAACTGATCTTGAGTAATAAATTTAGATGCCGCTTCTTTATCCATAACGAGATCAGTTACATCCGGTGCTTTATAGAAAACGGTAAAAGAACTCGAGATAAGTGTCACTAACTCTTGAAATTCTTTAGGTGGATATAACATTTTTAATTCGTTTAATACTTTAAAAATAAACGAAATCGTGTGGTTATTTTTTTCTCTGATTTCAGCCCATAAATCTTTTAACTGCTCTGCGTTTAACATAGCGGTTACTAGAAAACTATTAGACCAGGTATTCACAAAGTCTTTAGCATTTCTGATATAACTATCAAGCACACTACGTTGACTGCTTTCAATATCAATGTTATCTCGAGCAATACTGAGTTCAGCTAAGTGACGTTTGATAATGATATCGAGTTGCTCGGCAAATAAAGAACGAGCCATATAAGGAATCTGTACAGGTTCACGATTAACATTTTGTTCATTTCTTACCACACCATTCATTGTGGTATAGGTAATATACGGGGAATCGGTATTACGCACTTTTTAAATCTCCATTTAATAGTTAAACGTTATTACGAATATGCATACCCGAAAGGATATGGTGCAATGTTTTATTGACTTTTGCTCTCGTATCGACGTTATCTAATACTTCGTTATTAAACTCACCAGATTCGATGATTTGACGTTTCATGATACGCCAAGCTTCTTCGTCACCACCGCGTGCTCTGATTAATTCATTTATTGTATTAGGTAAACCTTGTGCTTCTAACATCTGAATCTCTGGATAAGAAATACCACTACCTTTAGATTCACCTGTGACTTGACCAGTTAAGTCATCGACTTTAGTATCATCAGCCGCTACTGAGATTTTGTGATCTAACGTTTGTGCTTGACGTCTTACAGGTAGGTGCATACAGAGATATTTTTTATTCGTTAAAGTCGTTAATCCTGTTGTTGGATCAGTTAACCATAATTGTTCAAAAAAGTTATAACCCATCTTTTCAGCGAGTTTTAAATTACGGTCTACATCTAACTGAGGACCTTTAACTAAGTTAGGCGCGATCAATGAAATCAACGCCATAGGTTTACGTGGATCGGGATTATCGGAAACACCATTTTCTAACGCTACGATAAAGGCTTCTAATTCTTTATCTGTCATTTTATTAATTGCGTTAGCATAAGCGTCTACAGTTTTGGTGCCAGGTAATAAATCATTTAGCCTGCTGCTTATGTGCTTTATTATCTTTTCCTTCACACTCATCTATAACCACCTTGATTACTCTTGTTTTTACATTATTTTCTTCACAAGCATTTATAAGTGTTTTTATATTATCAGTTTTATCGCCTTTCCAGAAAAAGATGGCATTCGTTGCTTTTAATGTTACTGATTGATTTCGCTTATAGGCTGCTTGCTTTCCATATTTATCCCAGTCGATCTTGTATTGAATCGTTTTTACACCAAGTTCTACAGCTAATTGTCTAACGAGTTTATCAAACTTTTCATCCCCACATTCCAAAATAGTCACGGTTTTAAGATCGACGTCTTCTAAAATCTTTTTTACGCGGCGTACCACTTCTGTATATAATTTATACTTTTCATCGCCCGCGATGAGTAAATACATGTTATTATCCTTCTTCAAATTTCCAATGTTTCAATAAAAGAGGTAATACAGTATTCTCGAACACATCGAAAAATAAACCTAACCCGGTTTTTACGTGTAAATCGTAAACAGCGTTTTCTAATGTTTTACCATCTATTGGTAAAATAGTTAATTCATTTATCCAAAAATCTACTTCACGATCAAAAATTTCGTGAACACGATACCCTTTGATATTAGGGTCTTCCTTAGGTTTAAATTCGTAATAGTAAGCAGCCAAAGCCTTATCTTTTTTCTTTATAATTTTATAGACTACATCTTTGATCGTAGGCATAGTTGCATTCCTCTTTTATAAGTTAAATTAAGTTTGTAAAAAAAATGTAATAAATACATAATAGACTGACATATAGACAGCATCTTTAAAGATGCTGTCTATGTTTAACTTATTACGGTTCCATGGCAACAGGTTTGGTTTTCTTCCATTCCTCAGTTTGCCAATATGGTTTATAAACGCCAGCTCTCATATTTAATAAATCATAAATAGTGAGGGTTGGTTTCGTTTGAGCTTCTTCACGGAAATGCCATTCATTAACCGTATCTAAAAGCTCATCCCAGTCATATCCCATTTCTTTAATATCTTTATAAAGTACATCAGGAGTACAGATACGTTCAGTAGGGAAATCACTGTTCGTTTTGTGAACGAGATTCATTAATAATAAATCCGCTTGTAAACGTAATGCACGACGAAGTTTAGGATCACTATCGATTTTACTTCTAACTGTTGTTCTTGATAAACTACAATCAGGATAAAGATCAATAAAGTAACTTCTATCATTCCCGCCGATACCGTATTTATTCGTTTTAACAAAATAGAAATCACTTAAACTAGGTAATAATCCTTCTGTTTGAGAACAGAGTAATGGGAACACTAAACCAGTACTACCACCTTTACCACGTAAGATAGTAATAGTTAATTCCATTAAATCTGTATCACCTCTAAATTCATCACCAGGTGTTTTAGGAAACTCTGGTGCTTTAGTGGTTGGATTGATTAAAGGTTTAGCTACGTTGATTTCATATACGTTATTCATGTTGAACAAGAATGACTCAGGAATATACTTAACAGTTCTATTTCCTTTTTGTAATTGGAACTTGTTCATAGACGGTGAATATGGATCTAAATCTTTCTTTTCACCAACGTGTGCAGTTGTAATAATAAAGCTATTTGATAAAGCGGTTATTACAGGAATATCACGTACGATTTTAGATTTAGCTTTAGCATTCGCCATATCTTCCATATTACGTTTACTATCTGAAGCATCAAATCCTGCCATCTTTTCTTCAACGGCTTTACTTGTCAATTGAGATAAAGAGTCAATTTCAACAGCAGTTGGAATCACCGCTTTAAAGTATTCACCATCACTACACATGAACGGTGTAGTAAATGTATTTGCTTTTTTATTTTCTTTAGAGACTTTACCGTTTAGGTATTCTTTTACATCACTCCAGAATTCATCACCATAACGCTCAGCATTAGTGGTGTACATCCATCTTTCACCGCTCGTGAAATCATAGTTTTCTAACGCGTCAAAAGCTTGTGCTAATTCTTGATAACGACCAGGGCCAGTACCAGAGATTTCAGTATCCATCGTAATAGCGGTACTATAACCATAGTTAGCCATTAATGATAACATAAAGTGTTTACTGATGGTTGATTTAAAAGAGTTATTAGGGCCGACGATACCGGTACTATTCCATAACCCACCATTTAAAAAGGTATTACCCCATTTACCTTTAAGTAAAGTGGCATTAGGTAAATCGAACATGCTGCCAACATTACAGCAGATGCGGAATTCAGGTGCTTTAGATTGTTGAAGATTTTCACCAAATCCCATTGATGGTTTGAAAGACATTAGTTATCTCCTATGAAATTAATTAGACGTCTAAAATTGTAATTACAAAATATAGTGATTTTATTTTAGAATTCTATGCTTTTTCAAGCATGTATATACAGTAAAATAAATTATAATAAAAGGAAATAAATCAGTCATGACTACTCAAAATATTTCTATTGAAAATCTACAGGCACTCAATAACTTTATTAGTGTTGAAACTGTAGAAGCTTTGAATACGTCTAGCCCCGCTATGACGAAACTCGCAGAACTTGTTACCGATACGGGTAACTACGTTAAATCAAGACTAAACGCTTTAACTGTGTTCTTCAATAATAAAGAACAATATCCTAATATTAAACGTTTTGTTGAAAATAATAAATTTATGGATTCAAATAAAGTATACGTTGTTATCCCTGAAGGGTTCAAAGGTAACTTATCAGAATATAGTACTTTACTTTTAAAAATCCAAAATGAATTCATCGATAATTTTATCGCAGATTTTATTACCCCGTATGACAGCTATATTTCTAAGTTGATTAACAATCCTACATTATTAGAATCAATCAACTATAAACACAATGCTAAAATTAAAGATACAAATGGTTATACTAAAGCACTCGCTAAATTTAACTCTATGGCTGTTACTAGAGAAGAAACATTAGGAAAATGTTTCTCAAATATGAAACAATTTGAATTAATGGTGGAAAATACCATTTCTTTATTAAAAGAACAAGAACGCAATAACGTTGCTGATATTAAAGAAGCCGTTATTCGTTTAGATCAAAAATTAAATATTTTAGCTAACACCATTACAGATAACAGTAATAACATTAATATTAAAGCTAGCGTCGTTAAGACATTATCAGACTTAACTTTAGAGTTAGCTAAACAGACAGAGTTTGTTGTTGTTGTATTTACTTTAATAAACTCTTTCATCGGTTCTGTTAATTATACTGAAGAGAGATTTAAGGATGTTAGATAAATATTACCAAGTCAAAGGTAAAGACTTTGCATTTGCTGGTGAAATCGAAGATGCCGAAGAACTTATTCGTCAAGTCGATGAAGTCACTAGCATTATTCCATACGTTACTGAAAACGACATTAAACAATCAGAACGTTTTCTAGAAAATAATACCGTACTTAAATCTATCGCGAATGAATCTGAAGTTAGTACAGAAGCTGATACCGGTATATTTGCAGCGATTAAACAGTTCTTTAAACGTATAGGTAAAATACTCGTTAAAATCTGGGATAAACTTTTAACAATCATTGTTAAGTTTACTGACTTCTTGGGTATCACTAATGTCCAAGTTAATAAACAGATAGAAAAATTAAAAAGCGAAGGATATACGGTTATTCGCGCAGGTGATAGTCTTATCTATTACATGAAAAGATCACCTGATGAAAATGCTAAATTAACGAGTTTAGGTAATAAACTTAAAGAATTTGCTGATTCATATACCGATGGTGCAACAGATGATGAAGAAACCACCATTAAACAAGCTATCTCTTTTGTGAACTCAAGTAAGAAGAAATATAAAGAAAAAGATCCAGAAGTTGAAAAAGCTCGTACATGGGTAATCAATAATACTGAAGTGATTGTTGGTGAAGATGAATGGGAAACTTTTGCTTTCGATCCTAAGTTTAAACCTTTTACGATTAATCAATTAAAAGAGTTTAGATCATTAATTGATTATCAATATAAACAATTAGTCGAAGATAGTAAGAGTGTGGGTTTAACCATGCTGTTAGACATTGTTAAAGGTAACTTACATTCCGTTAGAGAAAACCTAAAAGGTCATGTGGGTCAGAAACTAGTTTCTTCATCTATCCTGAAAAACATTGCTAAAGAAATTTCTAAAACGCCTAGATGGCGTGGCGAGATGCCTGTTGGTAAGAACATTAAAGTATCAAGTTCAGCAAACTTATCAACACTTAACGATAAATATGGTTTATCAAATAAAGAGTTCTCTGAAGTTCTAAAAGAAGTGATGGTTTTAAAGATAGAACAAATCAAAGAACCAAAAGTTCAACCTTATTCTAATAAAGGTTTTGAAGTAAACCAAATTAAAGCGTATTTAACAGAATTACAATCTTTATCAGGTAACTTAGAGATTGTTGTTAAAAACATGAGTGAAGTTTGTGAAGAGTATAAGAAAGATTGTTTAAATAAATCCGATAAAGATATCGTTGATCTATTAAAAATAACGAATCCTAATGTTGAACCTCACATGCAAGCAGGCGTAGAGATTATTCAATTAGTGACAAGTAATTTCTATAAATCAGCTTTAAATGATATTAAGCTAATGCGTAACTTACAAAGTTTAATCACTGAACAAGTAAAAGCATTATCTAAATTAGAATATAAATTAAAGGTGTAAAAAATGTTTTCAGGAATAGTTAACGGCATTACCGGAATCAAAATAGAAGAAACGAACGATACCGTTATTATTCATGGAATTAACGGTTATGATATCGCAAGTATAGCTGCACGTATTTGGAAAACCTCTGTTCTTAATACCCACATGTTTAAAACACTACGTGGTACGAAGATTGAGTTTTATAAATTCTTTGCTGTTGATGTTCTCTATATCTTTTCAAAGATGGTAGAGTTTAGAGCAAGTAATAACTATCTACCTGTTAGAAAGATTAAAGAACTTGTCGATGCACTTAAAACTCAAACATGGTTGAAGGATATAAATAATGAAGATATAAAAGGAACATTAGATTTCTCTAAATTATCTTTATTTAACTTTACACCTAAAGACTATCAACAAAGATTTTTTGAATACTACGATAAAACCCCTACTCGTTATAAACTAAATGGTGCGTTGTTAAATGCAGCAGCTGGATCTGGTAAATCCTTTACCGCTACCGCTACAATGGAACTTGCTGGTATGGATAAAATCATTGTGGTTTGTCCTAAGAATGCGTTAGAACGTGTTTGGTATAATGACCCAATGAAGTTTTATAAGAATCCTCCTAAAATCTGGAATACCGCTATGGGCGGAACACCCGATGAGGATACTAAAATCTACGTTTACCACTATGAAGCAATGGGTCAGATATTAGATCATCATGTACCATTATTTAATAAATTTAAATACGGGTTAATCTTGGATGAATCTCACAATTTAAATGATGTTAAATCACAACGTACTCAAAACTGGTTAGAGATTTGTTTTTATAGTAAATCTAAAAATATCATCCATTCTTCGGGTACACCATTTAAAGCCATAGGTAGTGAATCAATTCCTTTATTTAAAGCGATTGATCCAATGTTTAGTAAAGTGGTTGAAGAGAAGTATAAGAAAATATACGGTAGTTCGGCTCAACGTGGTTTGGATATCCTTCAAAATCGTTTAGGTATCGTTTCTTTTGTGGTTAAAAAAGAAGAACTTGGTTTAGATAAACCGATCATTGAAACACTTGGTATCAAAGTGCCTAACTTTAAACGTTTTACGTTAGATACTATCCGTGAGGATATGAAGAAATATATTGAAGAACGTTTAATCTATTATAAAGCAAGGGAAGAAGAAGATATTCTTTTCTATAAAGAGTGTCTAGAAATCTATGAAAATGCTATCAGAGATGATAGTAAAGAACTCAAAGCTTTTGAACTCTATAAAAGTTATATTAAAACGATTCAACGTAGTAATGATATTCGTCTTCTTACCACTGAAACAACTTATTGTAAGAAATATGAGTTTTATAATATCTCAAGTAAGTTACCTCAAGAGAAAGTAAAAGAGTTTAGAAACGTTTGTTCTATCGTTAAATACTTAGCTTTAAAGATACAAGGTGAGTGTTTAGGTAATGTAGTGGGTAAACGTCGCATAGAAGCGCATAGAGCGATGTGTGAGCATGTTCCATTCGCTGAGATATGTGATAGTACCACTAAGAAAACAGTCGTGTTTACGTCGTTTGTGGACGTTTTAGAGGATGCTAATAATGCGTGTAAGAAACAAGGGTTAAATCCTATTTTAGTTTACGGTAAAACGAATAATAATCTTAATGGGATGATAAAAACTTTTGAAACAGATAAACGCATTAATCCACTCATTGCTACTTACGATAGTTTATCAACAGCAGTACCTTTGATTATGGCAGATACGATGATCATGCTTAATGCGCCATTTAGAGCTTATATACAAGAACAGGCTATATCTCGTATCCATAGACTTAATCAAGATACTCAAACTCGCGTCATTCAATGTTATCTTGATACCGGTAATCAATCTAACATTTCTTCAAGAAGTTTAGATATCATGACTTGGAGTCAACAACAAGTTGAAATGATCACAGGGGTTAAATCACCTTATACGATTGAAGATAATGATGGGGATGTAAAAGTTTCTGCTGAATCTCTAGATGAAACTCTAACCGTTTTGATTTCCAAAGAAGATATCAATCTAGTACATGAAAATGTAATTACGAAACCACGTGCTGGTTGGTAAAAAAAAAATAATAATTATAAATAGTATAGTCAGAGTTTAAACTCTGACTATACTAGGATTAACCGCCCCTAACTATGGTATGGAACGGCTATTTGTGGAATTTTTAATTCCGCTCGTTGGAGTCTGACAGCGTTAGCTGCGTTCATCCAACCCTCGTAGTTTTCTGCACTACGATACTGAGACATATAGGTAATAAAATTATCTATCGCCTCTAACGATTGGGTTTCTAAAAAGCGTTCCCAATCGTAGCTAACATGGTTTTTAATGACCATAATTAACTCCTTATGCAAGGTGCTAATAAAACCTTTACTGGTAGCGTCAACTACCAGTAAAGAACCTTAGTTTTACATCGTTACAGATGGGCATATATCCTACACCTTACGGTGTAGGATATATGTTTTTTTCTTATTTATTGAATTCTTTTAACATTTCAGCTATCATTATATCACAATCCATAACAGCTTCTTTACTGTATAATGAGCTGAAGTAATATTCGGTAGTCTCACCTGTTTCGGTATTTTCTATAGTCACTTCTAAACCAGAAACTCGTTCAAATAAAGAGTTATATTGCATCTCATCTTTTACATCGAGTTGTTCATCAAATAAACCGTTAAATAAAGCACTATAAAATGCATTATCTGCTGATACTGTTACCAAGGAATCGTTTAAACGGTTAGCTACCGTTTTAAAGTTTAAAGTACCAGTAAATCCTTTATTTTTATTTAAAAGCGAGAAAGCAAAAGTTATTTCGATGTTAAGTACTGGGGTTAGTTTAAGTTCCATAAATTGTTTCTCCTGAATTGATGTAGAAATAGTGCAAGTTATTTTACCTGCACTATTATAATAATTACCCTATAAAACTTTATGTAAATTAATATTTTTATTACATTATTTTATAGAGGTTGTTTAATTTATTTAATAACACCAGTCTTTATAGTTACTAGCTTTATCCATTCTAGAAACCTGGCGTCGAATCGGATTACCATCCTCATCATACACGATATGGATATAAAATGGTTTACCATTGTTATCTTCCATCATTCGTGTTTCGGTTGTGGTATGTTTTTCCATACTACCTCCTAATTTTAGGTGATTGAAACACGTAAGGAAGTTGCACCTTCCTCACACCTTAGTTTAATGTCTTTACGGACAGCATATATCCCACACCGTTAAGGTGTGGGATATATGTCAATTGTTTAATTCGGTTATTTCAATTAGATAAAATAAGTTTATAATTTTGATGTAATATGTAAATATTTAAACTATTATAGGCGATTATAAAAATGATACTATTTGAAGAAGATTGGTATAAGCCAGAAAATAGCGGTC